TGGATGGATGGGGTGGAAGAAGGCAATCTGGGAGTGGTGACCCAGGCCTGGCTTTCACTTCGGTCGTGCCCTTTAGTGATGTGGGGCACAGGGATATCGGAGAGTGTGAATGAGTATTTCCGCTCGGGGGTATCGGAGCACGTGAGTGCTGGTCGGGGCCATGCCGCTGCTGGAGTGAGGTATATCTCTGCGGCGGTGTGGAGCGGGGCTGTTGCGGCACAGATGAGGGTGTCGCGGTGGGGTGCAGAAGTTTTCACCACACCTGTCCAACGTCAGTATATGTTGGTCAACAGCCACGGGGTTCCTGGTGTGCTGCCATTTGGCGATAAGTATTGGACGCCAATTGAAGAGGTGGCAGCAAAAGTGTTCCACCGGGAACTTGGGCTTGTAACAAGTAGTGTAATTAATGTCTATAATGTATATAGGACGGCGTTTGTAAATAGTTTGCGGGCAGGTACGTCTGCCGTCACGTCTGCAGTGAGAATCACTCTGCTTCGTGGCGGCATGTCGCTGCTTGTTTTGGGTGCAGTCGCCGGCACCTATGTAGTATTTGATATGTATATGCGTGGCAACACCATGAGGGAGGTGTGGGAATATGTGGCGAAAACCGATTTAGATGTGGTCCCGAACGAGCGGGCGGGTGATGGTGGGGAATTCCGTGCCGTGGTAAATAACGGCGGCGTCGTAGTGAGGGTACCCAACGAGCTTGTCCGCGAACCGGAAAGGATCACTGATGAGGTCGCCATGAGATTGCTTGAAGGGGCGTATGATGAGGTTGGCACCACACATTTTGTGGTAGATGGAGCCAATCAACTCAATTTCCCCTACCAGCAGCCTACCCGCAGCGGTTGGAGAGAACAGCTCCTAAATTTCATGGAACAAATTGGAATGCCAGCACTATTTGTAAATAAGTTTAGGGCTAAGATAGCGGCCGCTAAGACGGTTAGGCGTGCGGGATTGAAACTGTTGCACTTTCGCGAACAGATTTTCCTCGTACGTTCAGTCGTCCACAGCCGGTTGGGGAGAGAGGCGTTGGCCATCGAAAACGACGCCACGCGTTTGATCGTCTCCCGGACAGTTAATGAGGTTATGACAAGTTTAAAATTAAATCTAAACGTCTCTGACATGATAAGGGAGGCGTGCATCAACGCGTGCTTCATCGACACAATGTACGACGCCGCGGGGAAACAGCTACGGCTGGGGCCTCCGCGGCGGCCGGTCTGATGGGGCCCCGTCATACTAGAAGGCATGGATACATCGGTCAATCATGTGGGTTCCGAGTTGGCGGATGTAGTGGGTATCCAGCTGAGGTATGGTGTGGGTGGTGCTAAGAAAATTAAGCGTAAGTATATTGCCTTGAGTGGGCGTATACCGCAAGAAATCCGATACGTTGTACATAACAATACACTCATTAATATTTATCGCGCCCTAATTGAAAGGGTATTCTTCGTAGAGGTTAAGGTAGGAGGAGTTAAAACACTGGTTGGTCCACCGATGACATCGAGGGCACATTTTTACGCGCAGATGGCGGAATTTAGCAGGAAAGTCAAAGATAATCTTGAGTATGCGAGACGGATGAGTTTAACGGAGTTTGTTAATACGTCCCCGCCGCACAAAAGGAAAGTCTACGAGAATGCTATGGAAAACTATTTGCGTCGTGGGTTGGCGCCCTCCAAGTCGGAAGTCACATCCTTCATTAAAGCAGAAAAAGTGAGGATCACGGCTGAAAAGCCGGACCCAGCACCCCGGATTATACAGCCGCGAAGCGCAGAGTTCAACCTGATTGTTGGTTGTTTCATACGGCCTGTTGAAAAGCTTGTTTATAAGGCTATCGACAAAACTTATGGACGACCTACTGTTTGCTGTGGACAAAATGCTGAGCAAATGGCTGCCATGCTAAGGGATGCTTGGGACGAGATCGCGGTCGTGAGCGGCGAGCCAATCGCTTTGTCGCTCGACCTTTCTAGGATGGACCAACACGTTTCCTCGGTCGCTTTGAGATGGGAACATACGTTTTACCGACATGCCTTTAAGAATGACACTATGAGAGACACATTGGATTGGTGTCTCAGTAAGACTGTTAAGAATGTCGGAAGGGTTTACACCTATGACCAAGATGGCCGACCTGCTAAGGTTAAGTATACGAAAAACGGCAGCAGGATGAGCGGTGATATGAACACATCGCTCGGAAACAAGTTAATTATGTGTGGGTTGTTGTATTCATATTTTGTAAATGTTTGTGGGTTTGTGCCGCGTAAGGACTTTAATGTTGTAGACAACGGTGATGACTGCGTGGTCATTATGTCTAAGGCGGCTTATGCTATATATAATAAGAATATAAATGAGACTGAGGTTATTAGGCGGTTGGCAGTGCAGGATCCCGAAAACTGGCAACGGATTTACATGGTTTACGCTCAAGATATTGTGTGGGACGCGGCTCGAGGTTATGTGCCACGGACAGAGCCAAGGAAACACATGCCAATTGATGAGTGGTTTCGAACTATGGGATTCACGCTCAAGGTGGAAGGGATAGTCACTAAATTTAACCATATTGAGTTTTGCCAAACACAGCCTTGCTTCATCGATGGAAGATGGGTCATGGTGCGAGGTTTGAAAGCGTTGGCTAAGGACGCTTATTGCCTCAAACCGTTGCAGGTACTCAAGAAGTGGATGTCGCAGGTTAAGGGCGGAGGACTAGCAACATATGGTAGTGTGCCAATCTACAGTGCTTATTATAAATCTATGCCTGGGGCAGGGTCGAAGAAACGCGAATTGTTGTTCGGGACAGGAATGTACTATCTATCTGATGGAATGAGTAGTAACCAAGAAGTCAGTTCTCAGAATCGAGTGGAGTTTTGGGAGACCTTCGGTGTAACACCACGGGAGCAGGAGGTCATAGAAAAGATTTATCTGTCAATGGAATACCACGAGCAACCAAGTTTGCATGAACACGCACCCCTATATCTACCGCTCCCGGTAATATAAACGAAAGGTGTATATTGATAATTAATAACATATTTGAGTTGCTTTAAATGCCACCCAAAACTAAAAATAAAACCAAAAATAACTCAGCCAATGAGGCCGGTAAGAAATTGAACGCTCTATCTAATAAGCTTGACGCGGTGATGAGCCGGATCCCTAAAGGGTCTTTTGCCAAGGCTGGTATGACCGCCGGAAGCATATTTGGTCCACATGGGGCGAAGGCTGGAGCCGTGTTGGGAGCCGGGATTTCTAAGATTTCTGGGTATGGTGATTATGTGGTGCAGGAGAACAGCATGACGAGGAGTTCATTTTCGTCGACAGATGTGCCGTCGTTCGGAGTTGGAAACAACGAAGTACGCGTGACACACAGGGAGTTCGTACAATCCCTGGCTGTTCCTGTGGACGCAACGCAGTTCAACAACATCACATTTGACATCAACCCTGGGAATTCATCTTTGTTCCCATGGTTAAGCAAAATGGCTCGCAATTATCAGCAATACCGAATTAACGGTATGGTCATCACTTTCAAGTCGATGACTAGCGAGTATTCGAGCGCCGGATCATTGGGCACGGTTGGTATCGCAACGAACTATAATGTAAATGATGTACCATATGCGAACCTCGTAGCATTTGAGAATAGCCAGTTTGCAGTTGTCAATAAGCCAAGCTTGAGTATCATCCATGCCTTGGAGTGTAGGGAATTTGCCAAGAATGGGTTGCAGCTGTACGTTAGCGACCCAGGAAACCAGGACGCAGTGACAAGCGATGCAAGATTTTACAATTTTGCCAAACTTCAAGTCATGACGGATGGGTTGCCACAAGCCGCCGGCACGACTCTCGGACAGTTGTGGGTGTCTTACGACATTACACTTCTCAAACCGATCATGGCTGCGGACAGTGTCGCCCCGGAACCTGTCATACCTGAACGGACAGTTCTCGAGTCACAGCGCACAACTACCGCTTTACAGAATACCACACTGGGTGGAGTGTTTAGCGATACCCTGGAGTTCCAAGGAATTAAACCCGTTGCAAATACTAGGTTTTACCCATTTGCAACTAAGGATCGGACAATTGTGACGAGCCGTGGACTGGACACGTACGCGCCCAGTCTCGGCTCGAAAACTCCCAACACACTGCTTACGTCGTGGCAGAGCCAGGATGGTGTTTATTCTGGTTTGCGGATTTTACGTGATGGCGTCTACCACTTCAGCTTCGTATTACGTGGACTATCCAAGGTGCCGGTTGGTGGTACCTATACCAATACGTTGTGTAACGGTAACCAATATATGGGAGTCGGGACTGATTACAGTGATTTGATTGCCACTAAGGTATATGATGGTGCTATGGTGTTTGATGTAACCAAGTCAACATTCACAGTTGACCTTATGTGTCAGGGTGGGACACCTGCCGGGTCGCTTGACAGGTGGTACAACATGGGTACTGGATTCATCACTCTGCGAGTGACCGGTACGGATGGTAAAGGATTTGTAGATATAGAATTGCCAAACTTTGCCACTTACGGTAGCGGCCTTGTCGACAGTGTGTCGGAGAGGGTGCTCGTTACGTGGGCGAGATATGACAACAAGTAGTTGATTCCTCTTTGGGCTAGCCACCCTGTCGGAACAAATAAATTCGGAAGAGGGCTTGCTAACGCACGACGTGTATATTACACCTCTATGTATATATATGAATATAGTATTAAGTGAGTGCTTGTACATAATCCGCTGATATGTTCAGCTTATTTAATCTTATGTGATATATATATTTGCTTAATATACGTATCGGTGTGGACATTGGTCAGCCCGGCTTGCAATAGCCGATGCAGTAGGCGCCTGCAGTCACTGTTCACTATACCCTAATGGCTAGCCTTTGACCGTCGTTGTTTACATGGAGATTGATTGGAGTTTGAATTTGATGTTGATTGTTGTGAGATAGCGTAGTGTGTTATGACGAGGAATTGTGATGAGGAATGGGTACAGTTGGAGGCCTGGGTATTAACCAGGTGCTACAAGGGCTACTGAGCGTACGGCTTGCCCCACTACTGTCGCCACCAGACTGAATCATGATCCCACTGAGCACGAATCACCAGCTACAACGTCCCAACCTCTCGACATGATTGAAGGAATTCGAAAGATTGAAGTGTGAACATTCCAAGACCAGTTTACTGGGGGCCTAAACTTGGCGTCTTCGGACGGACGGATCT